ACTACACCATGGGTTACAAGGGCACCTCACCTTACGATGCAGGTCTCTTCTATTGCCCATATGTCCCCCTCCAGATGGTCCGCTCCATCGGTCAGGACACCTTCCAGCCCAAGATTGGCTTCAAGACTCGCTACGGCATGGTCGCAAACCCATTCGTAACTGTAGACGGCGCATTCGGTTCCGCTCCTACTGGCGAGGCAATGAATGCCAACAGCAACCAGTACTACAGAAGAGTACAAATCACCAACATCAACTGATATCAGTTATTGGTTTCCCCCCAACGGAGGGTCCTTCGGGACCCTCTTTTTTTATGACCTAAATAAAAATAAAACACAATGGCACAGAGTAAGTGGTATTCAGAGCAACCTAAGAATAGAAACTTTCTCGCTCCAGTCGGATTCCGATTAGACTTGGAGATATTTCCTGGCGTAGAGTTTTTCTGCCAGCGTGCCAACATCCCTGACCTTACCCTACCATTCACTGAAGTCCCGACCAGATTCAGGTCTTTCCCTATTGCAGCTGCTGGTGGTATTGAGACAGGTGATTTACAAGTTACATTTATCATCGATGAAGACCTAGCAAACTATGCCAGTATCTACAACTGGATTAGAAAGAATGGTCTTTATGCAGAGCACAGCGATGAAGAAGCACAGTATTCTAATGCTAGACTAGAGATTACAACTAGTAACTACAACATCGCTGCATACTGCAACTTCGAGAATGTATTTCCTGTGTCACTATCAGACATCCAGTTTGATGTAGGAGACCAGGAGCAAGAATATTTCACTGCACAAGTGACTTTTAAATACACCAGTTTTGAATTACGAAACTCTTTGAATACTAAACTATGAAATTTGCTGAATTGAAAACCCTCTTTGATAATGTAAAAGCACAATGGCAAGAAGACTCACAGGTTGACTTCCAGTTTAAAAGCAAGCAATACACGGAAGACCTAGCACAGTTGTCTCTTGGCATTCCATATCAACACAATAAATATTTAAACTACTACAACGATTTCTCTTCAGAAAAAACAGCGTTGGAGTTTCAATACAGAATTAAAGTCAGAGACAAACGAGAGTATTACCAAGGAGAAGCAGACCCTGAAGTCTATAAGGAAAAACCTTTTGGACAAACAATCAAAACATCCGAGAAGATGAAAGTCTATCTGGAAGCGGATGAGGATTTAATTAACATTGAGATGAAGATAGAGTTTATTAACAAGGCGCTTTTCTATCTTGATAATGTCTTGAAGATGGTATCGAATAGAAGTTTCCAAATTAAGAACGCTATTGAGTGGGAGAAGTTTATTAACGGAAACTGAGATGAGTATTTCAATCAAGAAAAAGAATGAGGTCTTCATGACCATCAATGCGGAGCCTGCTATCCACATGGAGTTGTCTGACTACTTCACCTTTGATGTGCCCAATGCAAAATTTATGCCACTCTACCGTAACAAAATGTGGGATGGCAAGATTCGTTTGTATTCTCCTGGCACTGGTGAATTGTATTGTGGACTAGCAGAGCACCTCAGAGAATGGGCATCGATTAAAAACTATGACTTGTCTTTTGAAGACAATAAGTTTTATGGTCATGTAGATGACAAAGACCCACTCGTTTCTCTTGAGGGTGTCAAATATTTCATGAATAAGATTTGTGTTAAGCATAAACCAAGAGACTACCAATACAAGGCAGTATACGAGGCGCTAAAGAATCACCGCAAACTTCTACTGTCTCCCACAGCATCTGGTAAGTCTCTAATGATTTACTCTCTGGTGCGTTACTACGTTGCACAACAGAAACGTATTCTTATCATTGTGCCTACTACATCATTGGTGGAGCAGATGTATTCTGACTTTGCTGACTATGGTTGGGATGTAGATGAGTATTGTCACAAAGTATATGGTGGTAAAGATAAAAATACTGACAGAGAAGTAGTCATCTCAACATGGCAGTCTATCTACAAATTCCCCAAGAGATACTTTGATGACTTTGAATGTGTCATCGGTGACGAGGCACACCAATTTAAGTCTAAGTCACTGACTGGCATCATGACAAAGTTACACCAAGCAAAGTATCGCTTTGGTTTTACAGGCACACTCGATGGGTCTGCTACACACAAATGGGTGCTAGAAGGTTTGTTTGGTCCTTGTGCTCAGGTAACCAAGACTGACAGACTTATCAAAGAGGGTCACCTAGCAGAGTTTAGGATTAAAATTCTATTACTACGGCATGAGCCTCAGACATTCTTTACTTACCAAGATGAGATTGATTATCTTGTAGAGCATAAGAAAAGAAACAATCTGATTAAAAACCTAGTCAGGGACTTGGATGGAAACACTCTAGTCTTGTTTAACTACGTCGATAGACATGGTTTGCCTTTATATGAGAGCATAAATAAGAGCATAGGTGAAACCCGAAAGGTTTTCTTTGTTTATGGTGGAGTAGATACTGAAGAGCGTGAAAAAATCAGAAGCATTACTGAGCGTGAAAAAGACGCTGTAATCATTGCCTCATACGGCACATTCAGCACAGGTATCAACATTAGAAATTTGCATAACGTCGTATTCGCATCACCTTCTAAATCTAGAGTAAGGAATCTTCAATCTATTGGAAGGGTGCTACGCAAAGGTGAAGGAAAAGATTTAGCAACACTATATGATATTGCCGACGACATTTCTGAGAAACCAAATAAGAATTATACGTTAAAGCATTTAGAAGATAGAATTAATATCTACCAAGAAGAAAACTTTAATTATGAAGTAATTAAGATTAACGTCTAATATGGAAGAAGAATTCTATGCATCAATAAAATTAATGTCAGGCGAAGAAATCGTTGCTAAGGTTTCTTACGATAACGATGAAGATGTTCTCATTATTGAGAATCCTCGCCTAGTTAATGTGATTGAAATGAAAAGAGGTAAATCAAACATAAAAGGGTTTACCTTTGATGCATGGATGGCAGCGACTTATGATGAGATGTTTATCATCAAGAAAGACCACATCCTTACAATCACAGAATTAGATACAAAGATACAAAAATTTTACACCCGCTTCTTGCAAAAGGAGAATGGTGAGATTGAAGATACAACAAAGGTAGATATCAAACACCAAAGAGGATATATGTCCTCAGTAAAAGAAGCCCGTAAGTCTTTAGAAGATCTCTATAAAAGAAGCTAATAATCTTTGAAACGCTACATCGCTAATTATACAGAGATTTAGAGGTCTTGTCAAGTCCCTTGCATTTTCTTGAATAAGGTGTTACAATACAAACAAGGATAAGTAAGACCATGGCAAGAAGAAAGACAGAGAATTATGTAAACAACAGAGACTTCCTAGATGCTCTGATGGTTTATCGTAAAGAAGTTGCCGAGGCAGAAGCAAACGGGCAACCCAAACCTCGTGTCCCTCCTTACATCGGAGAGTGCTTTCTCAAGATTGCAACACACTTGTCATACAAACCAAACTTCGTAAACTACATGTTTAGAGAAGACATGATTTGCGACGGTATTGAAAACTGCTTACAATACATTCATAACTTTAATCCAGAGAAGTCTACTAATCCTTTTGCATACTTCACTCAAATCATCTACTTTGCTTTCCTTCGCCGTATCTCTAAAGAAAAGAAACAGTTAGAAATCAAAGCAAAGATTCTAGAGAAGTCTGGTTTTGATGAAGTTTTACATACAGATAGTCACACTGGTGACATGGCAGGTTATAGTAGTAGTGCCTCCGACTTGAATAGCATCAAAGAGTCCCTTGAGATTAGATATAAACGATGATTGCTCTTATCACTGACCAGCACCTAGACGGAAGAAAAGGTAGTGTTGCTTTCTGGGAATACTTCAAAAAGTTTTACGATGATGTTTTCTTCCCCACGCTGGAAAAGAAAGGTATCAAGAGCATCATTGACCTAGGTGATACATTCGACAACCGTAAAGGTATTGACTTCAATGTATGGAGTCGTGTGCGACAGTATTACTTCCAACGTCTTGAGGACATGGGTATTACTGTCCATATGATTCTTGGTAACCACTGTGTGTATTACAAGAATACTAATCAAGTAAACTCACCTGACCTGCTGCTTGATAGTTTCCATAACATCAATGTTATCTCTACTGCCCGTGAGGTTACAGTAGAGGGACGAAAGATTCTTATGTTGCCTTGGATTAATTCTGAGAATAGAGAGAAGACATTCAAAGTTATCGAAGAGAGTGACGCTGAAATTTGCATGGGTCACCTTGAGTTGAATGGTTTTGAAGTTACTCCTGGCATGAGAATGGAGCACGGGATGGACCCCAAGATTTTCTCTAAATTCAAGCAAGTATTTTCAGGTCACTTCCACCACAAGTCTAAGAAAGGTAACATCCAATATCTTGGCAATCCTTATCAGATGTTTTGGAATGACTATAAGGATGAAAGAGGATTTCATCTCTGGAATCCTGACACTACCAAACTTACTAGAGTCAAGAATCCCTACGAAATTTTCCAAAAGGTTTTCTACAACGAAACTACAGAGTCACATCTAGAGTTTGACCTTGACAAATGCAAGCATTCATTTGTTAAGATTGTAGTTGAAGATAAGAAAGACTATCAAGAGTTTGAGAAGTTTGTGGAGAATGTCTATTGCAAGAAACCACATGATGTCAAAATCATTGAGACTTTTGTCAATGACACATTCTTAGAAGATGATGATAATGTAGAAGTCAAAGATACATTGACTTTGCTCAACGAATACATTGATGAAGTTGACTTAGCAGTCAACAAAGATAAACTAAAATCTCTCATGCGGTCCCTATATATTGAGAGTTGTGAGGTAGTATAATGTTTCTCATCACCCTCAAGGACCAACCTGATGGAGTCTATTCTCTAATATCAGAAGAGGGTGAGCATGTCATCTTTTTCTTTGAGGAGGAAGATGATGCCGACAGATACCTCATGCAACTAGAGCAACACGATGACCACCAAGACCTGCCAGAGATGACAGTTGTTGAGGTGGACATTGACATTGCATCAAAAGTATGCGAAGATAAAGGAT